AGCATCAGAGACTTGCCGCGCAGCAGTACAACAAACACACGCGCAGTCCCGACACAAACAAGAAGTACGGCCGAGCCTGGAAGAGAATCCGCGACCGTTACGCCGCGTCACATCCTCTGTGTGAGCGGTGCCTTAAGGAAGGACGGCTGACTCCCGTGGAGGAGGTACACCATATCCTCCCCATCTCCCAAGACGGCGATCATCGTGAGAGCAACCTCATGTCGCTCTGTCAGTCCTGCCACACCAAGATTCATCTTGAAATGGGTGACAGACAGATTCGCAGCTGACCGGGAGGGGCGGTCAAAATCTCTGCGGATCCCTTATGCGGACAGCGGCCTGGGGCTTCGTGCGCGAATTTTCGTATTCAAACGGGGTATTAACCCTGCGAATGCAGATCGGAGGTGAGAATGTGGCAAAAGACGGTACCAACAGGGGCGGTCCCAGACCGGGAACGGGTCCGAAAAGGAAACCGCTCGTAGACAAAATACAGGACGGCACGGCAAAGGGAACGCTGGTGATGCCGGACGATCTGCCGGAGCCTGCGGATATCCGGGGCGAGGATGTTCCTCCCGTCAGGGATTACCTCAAGGCAAAGCAGAAAAACGGCAGCGACCTGTGTGCCGAGGAGATTTTCAGAGAAACGTGGCTGTGGCTAAAGGCGCGGGGCTGTGAAATGTTAGTAAACAACCAGCTTATAGAGCAGTACGCGATGAGCGTGGCGCGGTGGATTCAATGCGAGGAAGCGATATCCGAATTCGGGTACCTCGCCAAGCATCCCACCACGGGGAACGCCATCGCATCGCCTTATGTGTCCATGAGCCGCGACTACAAGAAACAGGTCAATGCGGACTGGTTCCAAATCTATCAGATCGTGCGTGAGAACTGCTCCGTGGAATATGACGGCGCAAGCCCGCAGGACGATCTGATGGAGCGGCTGCTCCGCGCAAGGAACAGAAAATAAAAGAAATGGAGATATGGACATGAAAACTTACAAGACAGCGGAAAGCGTATGCGCAGGACATCCCGACAAGCTGTGCGACTTCATCGCCGACAGCATCTTGGACGCCTGCCTTTACAAAGACAAGTCCTCCCGCGTAGCCTGCGAGGTCATGGCGGCGGGACGGCGCATCATCGTTGCGGGCGAGATCACCTGCTCGAAGACCGTGGATATCCGATACACCGTCCGCAGGGCGCTGGAGAAGGTCGGCTACAATCCTTACGGCTTCCTCATTTATGTGTTCATCCGCAAGCAGAGCCGCGACATCGCGGGCGGCGTGGACATGAGCATTGAAGCAAGGAACGGCGATACCTCCTGTTACGCCAATCTCGGCGCGGGCGATCAGGGCACCGTGTACGGGTACGCTACCAACGAGACAAGGGAGTACATTCCCCTGCCGCTCCTTCTTTCACACAAAATATGTAAAAGACTGGACGCCGTCAGGAAGGACAACCTCATCCACGGCATCAAGCCGGACGGCAAGGCGCAGGTCACCGTGGAATATGTGAACGGCAGGCCAAAGCGCGTAAAGACCATCGTGGTTTCCGTCCAGCACGACAAGGACAAAGACTTGGATGTGTTAAAGAGCGAGATCATTGCCGAGGTGCTGCATCCCGTGTTTACGAAGTTCCCGTTTGACGATGACACCGAAATCCTCGTCAATCCTTCCGGCAGATTCGTTGAGGGCGGTCCCAAGGCTGACACGGGGCTGACAGGCAGGAAACTGATGGTAGATACCTACGGCGGACTCGGCGCTCATGGCGGCGGCGCGTTCTCCGGCAAGGACCCGACCAAGGTCGACCGCTCCGGCGCGTACATGGCAAGGTGCATCGCAAAGAACATCGTGTTCGCGGAACTGGCTGACGAGTGCCAGGTCGCTATCAGCTACGCCATCGGAAAAGCCGATCCCGTGGCTGTCCAGATCGATACGTTCGGCACGGGAAAGGTCAGCGATGAAGTGATCGCCAAGGCTGTGAACAAGGTTTTCAATATGCGTCCGGCGGCGATTATCAACGAGTTTTGCCTGCGGAACTGCTCCTTTGCGGAGTATTCCGCATACGGGCATTTCGGCAACGGTTATCCCACCTGGGAACATACCGACAAATACAGAGAATTGAGGGAGGCGGTGAAGCGCTATGAAGACAACGACTGAAATGCAGCTCGTTCCGATCACAAAGCTGGTGCCGTATGTCAATAATGCGCGTACCCACTCCCCGGAACAGATAAACAAGCTGCGCTCCTCGCTACGAGAGTTCGGCTTCATCAATCCCGTGATCATCGACCGTGACTTTGGCGTAATCGCCGGCCACGGTCGTATTCTTGCGGCGAAGGAGGAAGGCATCGCGGAGGTTCCGTGCGTCTTTGCCGACCATCTGACAGAAGCGCAGAAGAAAGCATATATCCTCGCCGACAACAGAATGGCGATGGACGCAGGATGGGACGAGGAGCTTCTGCGCGTGGAGATCGAAGCTCTGCAGGCGGAGGCGTTCGACCTGTCCCTCACGGGCTTTGACGAAAAGGAACTGTCCGACCTGTTCAAGAGAGACGGGGATGTGCAGGAGGACGATTTTGATGTGGATGCGGAACTGGAAAAGCCCACATTCTCCAAGAGCGGCGATGTATGGACGCTCGGAAGGCACAGGCTTGTATGCGGCGATTCCACGAAAGCGGAAACCTTCGACACGCTCATGCAGGGACGGAAGGCAAACCTTGTGGTGACCGATCCTCCGTATAACGTGAACTACGAAGGGACTGCCGGGAAGATCAAGAACGACAACCTTGCGGATGAGAAGTTTTATCAGTTCCTCTTCGATGCATTTTCCAATATCGAAAAGGTCATGGCGGACGATGCGTCCATTTATGTGTTCCATGCGGATACCGAGGGGCTGAACTTCAGAAAGGCGTTCGCAGATGCGGGATTCTATCTTTCCGGCTGCTGCATCTGGAAGAAGCCGAGCCTGGTGCTTGGGAGAAGCCCGTACCAATGGCAGCATGAGCCTTGTCTGTACGGATGGAAGAAAAGCGGCAAGCACCAATGGTACGCCGACCGCAAGCAGACCACGATATGGGAATTTGAAAAGACCAAGAAGAACACGGATCATCCGACCATGAAGCCCATACCGCTCCTGGCGTACCCGATACAGAATTCTTCTATGAGCAACACGCTCGTCCTCGATCCGTTCGGCGGCAGCGGCTCCACGCTGATCGCCTGTGAGCAGACTGACAGGGACTGCTACACCATAGAACTGGACGAGAAATACTGCGATGTCATCGTGAAGCGGTACATCGAGCAGGCCGGCTCTGCGGACGGCGTTTCCGTGGAGAGGGACGGCAAGACATACACCTTCGCAGATCTGGAGGTGTCCGATGAATAAACTGACGCTCGGCAGCCTGTTTGACGGCTCCGGCGGTTTTCCTTTGGGCGGCTTGATTTCCGGCATTGCTCCCGTGTGGGCATCGGAGATCGAGCCGTTTCCTATTCGGGTGACCACCAAACGGCTGCCTTTTATGAAACATTACGGCGATGTTTCCAGGATGGACGGCGGGAGCATCGAGCCTGTGGATATCATCACTTTCGGTTCGCCTTGCCAGGACATGAGCATCGCGGGCAAGCGCGAAGGGCTGGACGGCAACCGCTCCGGCCTTTTTTATGAAGCCGTCCGAATCATCAAGGAAATGAGGTGCGCCACCAATGGCAAATATCCAAGATACATCGTGTGGGAGAACGTCCCCGGAGCATTCTCCTCAAACAAAGGAGAGGACTTCCAATGCGTCCTCGAAAGCGTCTGCCGCATCGCAGACGAAACCGTATCTGTCCCTTCGCCTAAGAAGTGGCAGAGCGCGGGAAGCATCGTGGGAGACGGTTACTCCGTTGCCTGGAGAGTGCTTGACGCTCAGTATTGGGGAGTTCCCCAGAGAAGAAAGCGCATCTACCTTGTCGCAGATTTTGCAGGCGGGAGTGCCGGAAAAATACTATTTGAGTCAGAAGGCGTGTCTGGGTATTCTGCGGAGGGCTTCCGCGCGTGGCAAGGAGCTGCCGCTGATGCTGGCGAGGGCTTTGGAGAGACAGGCACTTTCTGCCTGAACGACCAGGGCGGGCAGCGGATGGACTTGACCGAGGATGTGACGAACACGCTCCGTGCGGAAAGCCATCATCCTCCGCTTGTATTTGAGAACCACTCGCAGGATTCCAGGTACACGGGACCGCTCGATGTGGCGCAGACCGTCCTTTCCACCTTCGGCACGGGCGGCAATAACCAGCCCTTCGTGGTGGAGACGCCGAAAACGCTGAAGATTCGTTCCGGCTGCGAGGGCGGCGGCAAGGGACCGCTCATCCAGGACGATAAGTCCGCAACGCTCGGATGCAACAACGATCAGACGCTTTTCGTGCCGTCCGTGTTCGGCATCTGCTCCAAGGACAGCAACGCCATGAAGTCCTCCAATCCCCACAGCGGGATATACAAAGCGGAGACTTCACGGACGCTGGATGCGAACGGCGGCAATCCGTCCTGCAACCAGGGCGGCATGGCTGTCGTGGCTCTTGAGGGCAACGGCGCAAGGCCGTCCCATAAGGGCAGCGGATACTCCGAGGACAACGTCAGCTTTACGCTGAACGCAACGGAGCAGCACGGCGTGGCTTACGGCATCGACAGAGCTACCTATAACATGGGGCAGAATGCGCAGTTCGGGATCGCGGTCGAGGAGGAAGTCGAGCCTACGATGGTGGCGAAGGGACCGGGCGCGGTGGCGCATCCCGTCTATACCACGAGCAAGAATTCCTATCATATGGAAGCCGAGGAGGACGTGGCGAACACGCTGGTCGCTACGGATTACAAGGATCCACCGACTATCTCGGAAGAACCGTACTACATTGTCCGCAGGCTCACGCCGACCGAGTGCGCAAGGCTGCAGGGCTTCCCGGACTGGTGGTGCGATGATCTCGGCACGGCAAAGCCGTCCGATGAGGAACTGTACTATTGGTACAAGGTGTTCGAGACATGGCGGCTGGCAACCGCTCCCGACAGCAAGCCCAAGACTTCAAAGCAGATAAAGAAGTGGCTTGCCAATCCGTATTCCGATTCTGCGGAGTATAAGATGTGGGGCAACGGCGTGGCTCTGCCGTGCGTGGTTTTCGTGCTTTCGGGCATTGTGTATTACTCACAGTTTCCGACCGAATAATCCGGCGGTAATTCTACAGAGAAAAATCCGATATTCGCTTGCTATTTCGGGGCTTTAGAGTGATGTATATACACGCCGAAAGGCACAGAAAACAAGCGAAAACGGAGGTAAACGCAATGCAAGTAAAGTACAACGTAACAGGCGCAAAGCGCAAGGAACTGGTAAAGGTCATCGCCGACACCACGGGAGCGAAGGCAGAGTACAAATTCATGCCGACCTGCAACTACGAGATCGACTACTTCACGGTCACCAAGGACGGAACGCTCCTCTTCGATGACCGCGCCGACAGCGAGGAGGTAGAGCAGGTGCTTGAAGCCATCGCTGCCGCGGGTTTTGAATGTGAGCCGCAGGACGGCGCGGACTCGGAGGTCGAGGAAGAATCCGAAACCGAGGACAGCGCGGCACAGGCCGCCGCAGAGGGGCTTACGGTGGCGGTTCCGAGGGACAGCCTTTCGGACGCAGCCCTTGAGAACCTTCAGAGGATCGTGGATTCCAAGGCGGCGCTCATCAAGAAAGCCATCGGCACAGACAGCCTTCCGATTGAGGTGACGGACGAGAAGGTATCCTTCCCTTGGTTCACGGAGATGGACGGCGATTCCGCAAAGGCATATATGCACCTTGTTTCCGCACTCTGCGAGATGGCGAGGAACGCCAAGCGCGTGACCGCCACGGAAAAGGAAGTGGACAACGAGAAGTACGCATTCCGCTGCTTCCTCCTGCGGCTGGGCTTCATTGGCGCGGAGTACAAGGTCGAGCG